AAGCGGAAACATTAAATTACGTTGTACCAGAACGCAAAGCAAAATATACACCCGATTTTGTGTTTACAAAACGCAACGGAGCAACCATGTATATTGAAACAAAAGGACGTTGGACTACTGCAGATCGTACTAAAATGAAACATGTATTGCAGTCAAATCCTGGAATTGATATAAGAATGGTGTTTCAAAATCCGAATCAAAAATTGTCAAAAACCTCTCCAACTACGTATGAAGCATATGCTCGTAAGTTAGGAATTGTGCATGTTGCAAAAAAAGAAATTCCTGCAGAATGGATGGCAGAATGCATAAAACAAGGCGAAGAAGCGGTTGATGTTAAACGTTTCTTTAAATAAGGTTTGTTTTTTGAAAAAAAAATAATATATTCATGAAAATTAATGAAATTTATTTTATTAATAGATTGAAGAATTTATTGATTCAATCGTTAAGCCAGTAATGAAATGTATGTGCTTAACTAATATATTATATTATTAATTAATATTAATTGGATTCCTTACAGAATTTCTTTATATTATAATTGTGAAGAATCTTAAACTGTTACAATTATTAGAATCTGTTTTAGGTAAAGGCAAATCTACTTCAGGTAATAATATTGCATTCTTTTCTCCGTTTACTTCACATTACAAACCTAAGTTAGAAATTGATATCAATACTAACCACGCCGGAGAAAATCCATGGCACTGTTGGATATCTGATAAAAAAGGCCGTACTATATCTAGTTTGTTTAAACAAATGGGATTGCCTAAAGAACGGTTTGAACAGTTAGCAAAGATAATTGAAACATCGAGATATCGCAATACCACTGAAACAAAAACAGTTACTGCAATTGCATTGCCGGAACATTATGCTCCATTATGGATTGCAAAAACAACACCTGATTATAGAAATGCAATTCATTATTTAAAACAACGTGGAGTAACTATGTTGGATATTTTAAAGTATCGAATTGGTTATTGTGAACATGGTGAATATTCTGGAAAAATAATTATTCCAAGTTATGATGATACGGGACAATTAAATTATTTTGTATCTAGAGCGTATTATCGAGCAGACAAACAAAAACATAAAAATCCTAAAATTTCAAAAGACATCATTGGATTTGATTTAACAATAAATTGGTCACAGCCAATTATTCTTTGTGAAGGTTCATTTGATGCAATTGCAATTAAACGCAATGCAATTCCATTGTTTGGTAAAATCATTCAACCGGCATTACAAAAGAAAATCATCGAAAAACGAGTACGTGATATCTATATTTGCTTAGATGCTGATGCACTTCGAAATGCAATACAAATTGCAGAACGATTCATGGCAGAAGGATTGAATGTTTATTTTATACGACTTGAAGATGCCGATGCATCGGAATTAGGTTTTGAACAAATTACAGAAATTATCAACAATACTGATATATTAACTTTTGAGCGCATCATGGCACTTAAAATGGACATGTTATGGACATAAAACAAATAGATTCTCCTTTAGAAAAAATTGACAAAATTTTTCATATCTCCGATGTACATATACGTACATTGAAACGGCATCGAGAATATCGACAAGTATTTAAAACGCTATTTGATCATATTGAAACGCATGCAACAGGAAATAGTGTTGCTGTAGTTACTGGTGATATTGTGCATAGCAAATTAGATATGTCTCCAGAACTAGTTCAAATGCTTGTAGATTTCTTTAACGGATTTACAATTCCTACGATTGTTATTTTAGGTAATCATGATATGAATCTAAATAACATGCACCGTATTGATGCAATATCTCCGGTATTAGATGTTATTAAAAATCCTAACATTCATTTTATCAAAGATAATGGGTTGTTTGAATTTGGCGGCATAACATGGAATCATATGGCAGTTGATAAAACACCTGCAGATTATGTTCGAGCTAAAGATTTTGACGCTCCATATAAAATTGCATTACACCATGGTGCTGTTAATACTGCTAAAACCGATATCGGATATCAAATATCAAATGAACATGTAGGTGTTGATTTGTTTGAAGGACATGACATTACGTTGTTAGGTGACATACATAAACCAGCACAATTCTTAGATGATGCAAAGACAGTTGCATATCCTGGTTCATTGATTCAACAAAATCATGGCGAAGCATTAATCCATGGAATATTGGTTTGGGACGTAGAACAACGCAGTGCAGAGTTTCACGAAATACACAATGAATATGGTTATGTAACTATAGAAACTCAAGGAGCTGCAATCATTAATGCACCAGCTCGAATGCCACAACGTCCTCGGGTTCGTATTAAATTTAATGAAACGAGTGCAGCAGATATGAAAAAACTTATTGCTGCAATTCGTAAAAAATATGATGTAGAAGACATTACAATTCAAAGAACAATTGGTAGTGCTGCAACCGCAACATCATCTAGTTTAGCTATTGGAAATGTACGCGATGTTGAATATCAAAACACCTTATTAGCAGATTATATTGATTCAAATTTTCCACAAGCAACTGCAGAAGAAGTCGATGCTATTCGACATATCAATCGCACAATTAATTCAAAATTACCTGCAGTAGAATCAATTCGTCATACAACATGGCATCCTATATCTTTTGAATTTGACAACATGTTTTCATATGGCGAAGGCAATGTTTTAAATTTTGAAAACTTATCTGATGTATGTGGTTTATTTGCTGCAAATACATCTGGAAAATCTAGTTTGCTTGATGCAATTACATATACAATATTTGATAAATGTAGCAAAACAAGCAAAGCAAATGAAGTTTTAAATAATAAAAAAACATGGTTCCGTGGTGTATTTCGTTTTGAAATGAATGGTGTTATGTATACCATTGAACGAAGAGGTACTCAAAATAAAAAGAAAGAATCGCACGTTAAAGTCGATGTAGAATTTTATACTGATTCAGAAAATTTAAACGGAGAAGAACGTAGTGAAACAAATAAAAACATTCGTCGCTATTTAGGCACATATGATGATTTTATTTTAACTGCATTTTCACTTCAAGCTGATAACAACAATTTTATTGAAAAGTCACAAAAAGAACGCAAAGACTTATTATCACAATTTTTAGATATTACGGTATTTGAACAACTTTATCAGTTAGCGGCAGATGAAATCAAAGAAACATCGGGACGTTTAAAAGATTATAAGAAAACAGATTTTGCTGAAATTATCATTCAAGCTGATGCAATTATTTCAGAGAATCAAGACAATATTATTTCTTTAGAACAACAAGAAGATACTCAACAAGAAACTAGAAACAGTCTACAAGAACAAATTGTTTCGTTGATTGAAACAAAACTTCCAACTACATATGATGGTCCGAATATCATTGAATTGCAACGTCAAGAACGAAATTTAATTGCTACAATTGAATCAATTCAACAAGATATTGAAACGGCAGAACAAGACTTAGAAATATTAACTGCAGAAATTGAAACTCAAGAAGAACAATTAACTCAATTTGATGTTAATGACATTACAACAAAAACAACACAATACGCAAAAGTAGAACATTCAGTTAACACACTTTTACAAAAATATCGACAACAAAAGGAAATCGTAAATGGAAAACAAGAAAAAATTAAACATCTTGAATCTCACGAATATGATCCAAACTGCAAATACTGTACATCTAACGTTTTCGTTCAAAATGCAATCGAAGCACAAAATACAATTGAAGCGGATAGAACAATATTAAATGATTTGCAACAACACATTGAAGATCTTAATACGGAATTAGAATCGTTAAAACCAGTATTTGAATTAGAAACTCAGTATAATAAACTTAAAAATACTATTGCAACTAAAAAAATTACATTGGAACGCAATGAATTGCAGTTACAAATATTAGAAAGCGATTTACAAACTCGAGAATCTGAATTGGAAACTACCGTAGAACGACAAGAATCATTTCGTAAAAATGAAACGGCAATTACACACAATCAACATGTTGATACGCAAATCAATGAATGCAAACAACAAATTGCAACATGTACAGATCAAATAAAAAACATACAAGAACAAATCAAATCACTCTTTGGTGCAATTGAAGTTGCAAAAACAAATAAAGGTGCTGCAATAGAACAATTGGAACGTTATCGTCAATTAGAAACTGAATACAAAGCATATGGATATTATTTAGAATCAGTTAAGCGAGATGGCATTCCATATGAATTAATTTCAAAAGCTGTTCCTAAAATTGAATCTGAAATAAACAATGTACTTAATCAGATTGTTGATTTTAACATGGTATT